GTGAAATAAAAAACCCTGCTGAATCTTTTGTCACAACTATGGCTGACCTCGGAGAGTTTGTTGCTAAAGAAAGGTTCTATTCTTTTCTAGACTCAACCAAAGTAACTGACACCGCGTTAGTGCAGGGAGGCAAGCTGGCGAACGACGCAGATATTGTTGGTGGAGATGTATATGCGAGACTATCTGCCGAAGAAAAAGCAAAGTATGTAGAATTAGATGAAGACGGGACAGGAGTTCTTCAATCTAGAACAGCAGAAGGTGGAGTCACAGAAGCAGGAACTAAGATACCAGATGATGTTTCGAGACAGACATATGTTAAGTCGGGAATGTATAAAGATTTAACCAGAAGCACTTGGCAAGAAACTGCTCCTGTTATTAGACAAGTTTATAGTACATATATGCTAGGCAAAGGGTGGGCACAGAAAGCTGCCACTGTGTTCAGCCCTGTTACTCAAATTCGTAACGTATCCTCCGCCGCTTTATTCGCTGCTGCCAATGGTAACTGGGGACGCGGCGCTAATGTTTTTGAATCTACGTCCTTGGTTCTTGAGAACCTAAGAAAAGCAGGACCGGTTCAGAGACAGCGGTATTATCAAATGCTGCAAGAGAACGGCATCATAGGGACACAGGCTCAGATTAGAGAGATAGATAGAATTATTGATGATGGGTTGCAAACAACAACTAAGAGTGAGTTCGACGCTCTCGGTGTAAACCTTGCTCAAAAGAAAGCAAGAGGCAAGGGCGGTCAGTTCTTATCCAGCTTGGATAAAGGTGCTCGTGATTTGTATCAAGGCGGTGATGATATATGGAAAATATATAGCTTTGATTTTGAACGGTCAAAAATACTTAATGCTTTCGACGGTGACACAGAAATGGCTGAAGCATTTGCTAGGTCGCAAGAGGTTAACGGGATTAAGTTTAAAGACTTAAATGAGTACGCCGCAAGCATTGTGAAGGACACAGTTCCAAACTATGATCGAGTTCCTCAGTTTGTTAAAGATATTAGAGCGCTGCCTCTTGGTAACTTCGTAGCCTTCCCTGCTGAGATTGTTCGCACCTCAACAAACATTATCGAAAGATCTATTAAAGAGATTCAAGAGGGCCGCCGTCTCATAGACTCAGGTGAAGTTGTTCTTGGAAGTAAGTTAAGAGACATAGGAAGAAGAAGACTTCTTGGTTTCACTACAACAGCATCAGTCACAGGCCCCGCTTTGCAAAATTTTGCTATGTATATGACAGGTGTAAGTGGAGATGCTATCGACGCGCTAAGAGAAGTTGTTCCTACATGGAGTCAGAACAGTACCCTTGTTCCAACCTCCGTTGATAATGACGGCAACATCTCAGGCTATACAGACTTCAGCTTCTTTAATCCTTACGACTACCTACAGCGTCCTATCAAAGGGATTTTAAATGAGGTCAACAAAGGTAATGAGCTTGGCTTAGATGCCACCAGCATTGCTGCCAATGCTGGTATGACTATGCTGTCTGAAATGTTTAGTCCTTTTGCTGAAGAATCAATCTTTACAGAAAAGCTGCTGGATGTTTTTGCAAGAGGTGGGACCACCAAAACAGGAGCAAGAATCTGGAACGAAACAGACGCTACCGGAACTAAAATCGGAAAATCTTTGGGGCACATAGCCGATGCCGCTAATCCCGGTATAGTAAGAGAGGCTGTTGGAGACCTCTCTGCAGTCAATCCTCGGACTCAGAACCTAGAGTTTAGTTCTCTTCTTGGTGGGGACCTTCCGATGAACTCTCGTCTAGCGACGGCTCTTGGGGTTGGCACTGACCCTCGCGGTAACACTCGGCAGCTTGGTGAAGAAGTGTTTAGATTATTTACTGGCTTTGCGGAGCAGAGAGTGAACCCCAAGCAGTCTTTGATGTACAGAAGCCTTGAGTATTTAAGAAACGAAAGACAGCCTCAGAGTCAGTTCAACAGAGCTATGCGAGTTGGCTCTGTCGCTCCTCTTGTTGCATCAGATCTTTTAGAAGCTTACCAAGATCAAAACGAGACTGCATTCAGAGAGCAAAGCAAGATGTACCGTCTCATTACAAAGATGGAAGCTCTTGGTATGAAGCGTTCTGCCATTGAAACTGAACTAAAAACTCAAAGAATACCTGACTATAAAAACCTGATGCGAGGAGTATTCACTCCATTAAACATTAGCCAGGACTTGGTTAAAGATGTGAACAGCCAACAGCTTCGTTTTTATGGTGGGGATAGAGTGCCTTTTCTAGAGCTTCGAGGATTAAAAAGAGAGTTGAGCAATAAACAACTATCGTCTAAGCTAGCTGAAGGTGACAAGCCTTTAGGAGCGGACAGGCAGTCTTTGAATCTGGATGCTAGTGCTTTTATTAGTCAGGCTGAAGCCAGAGAACTACCACAACCAGTTGCTGCAGGTACTGTCCCTCCATCAGTGCCAGCGCAAGCGGGAGCCGTACCAGCCCCACTGACGGCTCCCGCATCCCCTCCTCAAGTTAGTCGAGACCCTGCTCTTATGGGCGGTGACCCATTCTCTGCCTTGAAGAACATGCAAACATTTGGGAACAACTAAGATGATGAAATCAACAGTGCTAAACGAGCTTCGTCAGGAGCTTGCTGAAGACGAGGGTTGCAAGTACGAGATATACTTGGACCATCTGGGGCTACCTACATTCGGCATAGGTCATCTCATTACCAAAGAAGACAAAGAGTACGGCAAAGAAGTTGGCACAGTCATTGAGCAAGAGCGGGTACAGCAAGTATTCAATCTAGATATGGCTGTTACGATTGATGACTGTATGACCTTATACTCTGACTTTGCCGATTTACCAGACGAGTGTCAGAAAATTATTGCCAACATGATGTTTAACATGGGTCGGCCCCGCCTATCAAAGTTCAAAGGCATGAAGGCTGGTGTTGATGCGCGTGACTGGAATGAGGCGGCAGACCAGATGGTTGACAGCCGTTGGTATACTCAGGTCCCGAACCGCGCAAGACGTTTGGTATCACGGATGAGGGCGTTGGCAGATGGAGAAGACTGAGGTGAAACGCCACTGCAAGAGGTGTGACCGCTGTGGTGAGGAGCTAAGAACTATATTCGTGCATGGTCATGAGCAATGTGTCACCTGTGGTCAGGTAATTTACGACTGTTGCCAAGGAGAGACCTGTTCTCCAAGTGACTGATTTACTTAAATAAAAACATCGATTCTCAGGCCGCTCGTTGCGGGTAGACGTACCTATGCAGCTTGAGGTCCACGACATTCGCGTTTTACTATCACATATGGCAGTTTCATTCTGGTAAACATGGCTCTTGCGTCATCAGACATCTCATTCATTCGAGCCAGACAGTCAATCCTCTTTTCGTAAGGACCTCTAGTGTTCTCTATAGTCATACACTCAGTTGTAATTATTAAATGACAGGCTGTTAGAAATACATCAAACATCTTCCACTCCTCCTACGGGCAAGTAGACTAGGTAGAAGGCTTCGCAGTTAGGGCAGGACAGATTAGATTCGATGAACTGTTTGCCATCATCGTCTTCCTGATCATGGTCGCCGCCCCAGATAAGTTCGTGTTCACAATGCCAGCACTTCACTCTACTTCCCCCCAGTTATCAACCAGCGCTGTGTCTACCTCGAACGGTATATTTAGGTTTGGTACACAGGTGGTCATGATTTCAGCTACCCGTTCGGCCTGTTCCTTGCTTTCTATATTAAAGCACAATTCGTCATGCACTGTCAGCATTGGAGTTAATCCCTCTGCATAGCAGTCCACCATCGCCTTCTTTGTTTGGTCGGCACTTGAACCTTGGATTAGTCTGTTCAAAGCTTTGTATGTAAAGGCACGTTTGATTGCCGCCTTACCGCCATATTCTTTTGCCGCCGCCTCTAGCGGCATAGGCTTGCTGTAGCCGTATGACTTAGGTTGCCACATATTGAAGCGACACTTCCGTCCCAGCCACGTTCTGATATGCCCAACCTCTTCTGCTCTACGCATAGTCATGTCAGCCATACCTTTAACAAACGGCACCCGGTCATGATACTTAGCAAGAAGTTCTTTTGCCTCTTCATCAGTGATGTCCATCACGCCAGCCAGCTTACCCCTGCCCATACCGTACATGATACCAAGGTTAACAGTCTTAGCCTGCTTACGAGAAATACCTGCTATGTCTGCAACCATTTGGTGAAAGTCAGCATTGCCATCGTGGTACATCTGAACTACTTCATCAATCTGAGGGTGACGGTGTACGCCTTTTAATGTAGAACAATAGTGAGCAAGCCAGCGTGGTTCTTGTGACGCATAGTCGAATGAGCCCCACTTGCACCCCTCTTCTGGTATGAACAGTCCTCGGATCATTGCTTTGATCTCAGGGTCCCGTGCCGGGATCTGCTGTAGGTTCGGGTTACTTGAAGAGAATCTACCCGTTACAGTGCCACCCTCGTCGGAACGCAAAGGATTAAAGTCACAATGAATACGCCCCTTATGAGAGTGCTCAAGAATGGTTTCGATAAAGGTTGTGTTGGCCTTGTTAAACTCTCTAATCTTTACAATCTTCTGTGCCAGAGGATTCTCATGGTTCGCAAGAAACTGTTTTGTAAAGGCGGGAACCCCAGTTTTTTCTGTCCTATCATACGACAGCCCGACGGCATCAAACGCCTTTGCTATAGATGTAGCGACCCACGGTTCGATAGTTACGCCCGTGTCTTTCCGCACATCCTCCGTTAATTCTTTTTCTCTGCGCAGTAATTCTGTCCGCGCCTGCTCTGCTTTATCTATGTCAACCCGCACACCATTCGTCTTCATGTCCAGAAGCACAGGCATCAGGCTTGACTCAAGCTGGAATATACCAGTGCATTCATCCTTAATCATGTCAGCGCGTAACCTGTCCCAAAGTCTCAGGGTCACAGCGGCATCCTGTTCTGCATATGCCCCGACTAAGTGAGACGGTAGCCGCCACATCCCGCCCTTTGGATCCACACCAAAGGCAGAGGCCGCAGCTTTCAGAATCTTCTCATCCTTACGCTCACTCAGATACTCACGAGCCAAAGAGTCTAGGTTGTAATACATCCGGTTCTCGTTCAGCAGGGGAGCGGCTATCATGGTATCGACTATCGAACCTTGAACCTCGATCCCGGCCCAGCGCAACCAGCCAAGGTCATACATCGCATTGTGCATGACCTTCTCAATATGAGGTGTCTCCATCTGTTTCTTCAGCCAAGCAAAGACTTTCTTCTGTGAGAAGTTCTCGCCGCTCTCATGCCGGATAGGAAAGTACCCTTGGAAATCTCCCGCCGCAATAGCTACCCCAATGATGTAGCCATCATCTCTACACCAGCCCGGCCCTAATGTCTTGATGTTCGGGTCCCGTGTCTCAAGGTCAATGGCGATACGCTCTTGACTGGTTAAGTCTGGGAAAGAAGACGGCGGAACCCATTGCTTTTCCGTTCCTTGGATAGCAGCATCTTGCATGTCTAAGTCTAGGATGTCCATTTGATAACCCTCACTCATCGTCGTTTACAATCTCACCGCCCAAGGCCGCGTATCCAATGATGTCTACCCATGAATCATCTTTGGTAATATCCTCTGCCAGACGAGCCAGCTTAACACCAATCATGCAAGCCGCTACCTGTTCTGCAGTCACCGCTCTGTTAAGTATGACGCTCCATATAGTAGCGATACGCTCATGGTTAAACTTAGCCGGCCCGTAATCCTTGGCCCTCGGCCCATTGATTAACTCTGCGGCGGTGTCGATAAAGTGCTGTCGGTCTTTCATAGTTTAAATCCATACATTGATTGTGATTCGATAATGTGCAGTGCTTTCTTGGCACGAGTAGCCCCAACGTAGAACGTCCGTATCTCGGAGTCCTGATCAGGGCTTTCAGCACATGGCTTGGAGGAGTCTAGCAGTAGGGCGACGTTATCCGCTTCGCCACCCTTTGCTTTGTGGATCGTCGATATCTTGATCCTCGGCTTGTTCGTTAGGATCTTCTCGCCCATCCGTCTCACTGAGGAAATATATATTCTCTCCCTCTCTGAAACTTTCAGCACATCGTACCACGGCATCTCGACGGAGACGTTCGTAGTAAAGTTCTCTCTTATGCTTTCGAGATTGTAAGTTAGTTCGCTGTCGAGCGTGGCAAGCTTCCGTCTTCCAGTTTTGGTCACGATATCCGATTTTAATAATGTAGATAACGTCTTCAGTTCCGTCGCAGAAAGATGTGTTCCTTTGCATAGCTTTAGCCAAACCTCGATTCCAGTTAATACATTTGGTGAGATAGACCAACCGGAACCTTCACGCCAGAACAAGTACCCCTGCTCTTTGAGATCTGTTGCAATCTTGTTTGCGATGTAGTTCGTTCGTGCAAGGATTAGCCACTCGCCATTGGTTAGGTCTAACCCAAGCATATCATGGTGCCAAACTACAACTCCAGACTCCTCTTTCGGCATCCATATCTTTTCCTGCCGTGTACCTAGTTGACTTACCAAACCTTCTGCAAGAGCGTGGATAGTTTCAGGAAGCCGATATGATTTATGGAGAATTGTTTTATTATCTGAAGCGTTAAGAAAGTCTTTTACGTTTACGCCCATCCAAGAATAGATACACTGGTCATCATCACCAGCAAAGTAAACCCGCTTGGCCCGTGGCTTCATCACATCGTGTATCATCTTCCACTGCATAGGTGCTAGGTCCTGTGCCTCATCAACAATAAGCACATCAAGCAGGGGAGAATCCCCCTCGTCTATGAACCTCTCAATCATATCTACAAAATCTATCTTGCCTGTGTCGCGCTTGTAATCTTGCAACACCTGATTAACAACCTTCAACTGCTGAAAGTAAAGTCTTCTGTCATTGGCATCATTAAACTGCTGCTCAAGACTGACTCCTCGAACCCGTGCTAACTGTATCAAGGATAGGTAAGCATCTCCTCCCTTACCACTGCTGAATAGATTACCATCAGCCATAGTGAGAGAAGAGTTAGAAGCAAACTCTAAGCCTAACAGCCGACCCAGTTGGTTATAGTCAGAGCCCTTCAAAACCTGCCTGTTTCCAATACCTATGTTCTGAAACGCGAAGCTATGTAAAGTGCGGAACCACACCATCTGGTCCGAGCCCATGTTTAGAGCCGCCGCTGAACGATCACGCGCTTCCTCCGCCGCCTTACGGCTGAAGGATACGAACGCAATGTTCTCAGGCTTAGTCCCATTATCAAGCTCCTGCTTAACAATATTAATAAGCGTTGTTGTTTTGCCCGTTCCTGGGGGACCAAAGATAGTTGTCTGCATTAGAAGGGCACCTCACTTTCAATCTCGATCCCCGGAACTTGGACCTCGGAACTGAAGGAAGGCACCCACCAAACTCGTAAAGGTTTGGTGCCCCCTGCTGTTGTATCAAATCTCTTTTGACCGTTAGCTACATTACTGCCATTAAGTTCTTTCAACCGCTCCTGTATCTGACCTCGGCTATAGCTGTCAAACTTATGACCTCGCAGGAACTTAATCAAAGACTCAAGCTTAAAGTATGTAAGACCCTCTTCTTCGTCAGTAAACGGCTTGCCAATAGATATCTCTTCGGCTGACTGAGCCTGCACCCTGCCATCACAGTAAGACTCAAGAAGGTCCATGAACTGACCCTTGTATGTTAGTTCTTCTGGCACCTCTATCTCACTCATGTCCTGCATCATTACGCCAACAAGCTCTTGCCAGTCGCCTACCTTCTGCAGTGGCGGCATCACATGTATCTGTTCCATGCAAGCCTTTTGAAACTTCTGCGGTGTTTGCAAGTCATCAGTTGTAAGTTCAACCCGTTGACCAGCCACATCACAGAACCAAACGGGAGGCTCTGACTTGACAACACACAAACCCGTTATGTCTACATGAGCAACGTGGCTACCAATACCAAACTTCTTTGTCTTACACAGGCTCTTGTTGCAGAAAGACTTTAGCGGTTCCTGATCACACGGAAATCCATACTCTTTCTTCTCGTGCTGAGACTGTATGACAACGATCTCAGAAGCTGGCAAAGGTGGTGAAGCATACTTGTTGTTGATTTCTTCAAGGCGTTCTTTCCACTTCTCTGGTTGTTCTTTCTTACAGCCTACCGCCGCCGCAAACATTACAGTGTTGCGGGTGCCTTCGGGTATACCTTGTGCGAACATGCATGACAGGCATGGTGACCAGTCTGCAAACTCATCGACAGGCTCACCGAATGTTAGGTCTGTAAAAGCTTTGGGAGTTATCCTACGTTCTTCGACTAGATCTAGAAACTCTGTTAAGTCTGCTTCTTCGCCGTTAGCAAGAAGTGCATAGCGCATCGTCTGTTCCGAATCAAAGTACGGAAGGTTAATAAAGTTGCCAACATCACCACGCTCGACAAGAATCTCTTCTTGCTTTGGGAATATCTCACAGCCACCGTACCCCAGATACGATGCAACCTCAGATGCTTTGTCACGGAAGACTCCTGCACTCATATACTCTGTAAAGAAAAAGAATATGTGCGCGCCACCAGACTTAGAGCGGCAGGTCACACAAGGTATCTCAAGGTCTTGTAGCTTCTTATCCAGAGCAACAAGGTCTAACGGATACTGGTCTATGTCCAGTGCCCCGAACCTACACTTATTCTCTTCGTTAATTGGGATAGAACCCACCCCGCTTTTACCTTCGAGGTGAGATACAATTAATTCTATAGTGAGAGGTTTACGAACGATAAAAGACTTAGCCTTTTGCTTACCGGCCCGTCTCTCTTCTGATATTTGTGTCTGTCCATGTGCCGCACTGAACCCCTCAAATGCAGCCATGAACCGTGTAGCTTGGTTCATCTACTATTACTCCAACAGGTAAGGGAGGAGCAGGGTTAGTTTATACCTAGACCCTGCTCCAACTTTTTTAAAACGGTACGTCGTCCCCGTCAGATGGATTGGCTGAACGCATCTCATCTGAAGTAGCGGCACTCGTTTTAATGTCACCCGCCTTGAAGTCTTGGTACATCTGCTTCGCTTCTTGAAGCACATCCATTGGTACATCAGTCATCTCACCTTGGGTGACTGCGAAGTTGAACCACGAACCTTTGTCGTTAGACTCCTGCACAGTAGTAAGAGTCCAGGGGGTTGCCCATGTTGGAGGATTGAACAACCCCTTGGTTGGGTGCATGACCTTCAGGCCATTGCGTCTGGTGTTCCACTGCTTAGACACTTTCATCTGTGTCTTCTTCATGTCGCACACTAGCTGGCTGGTCATACCATCAGCGTCATATGCAAGCACTAGATATTGAGCGGAGCGTACTAACTCGTTGCCACTAGGTAGCATTTCATTAGCACCATTGCGTGTGGTCTGACGAATGTCTGGGCTGTTTGGATCCAGTTCACCCATGAACCCACCACCGCTTTCACGGAGACCGAACTCAAGGAACTTAGTCTGGAACGCGCAAACTAAAACTTTAACGCCGGAGTCTGCTTCCCAGTAATCACCTGTCACTGTGTTAAACAGGTCACCTGCTGACGCACCCTTAATAAACTTAGGGTCCGTCTTCAAAAGCTGTGGTGATAGCGGTTGAAGGATGCGCAAGAATGGTATCTGCATATCCTCTGCACCGATAGCCTCACGACCTTGGCCTGCTGATTCATACAAATCATCCATGATGTTTGCGATTGCTGTTGTATTCTTTTCTGCTACTGCTGTTTCAGCCATAGTCTTTAGCTCCTTGTAATTTTAGCTTCGGTCCCCACAAAGATACCGAATGTGTCAAAGTCAATTTCCTTGCCGCTTTCAATACGGCCCTTGGCCCATGCCTTCAAAGTCTGTGCATGGATGTGTGTCTTCTGCGCTGGCTCCAGCCCATACTGACCACGCAGATCCTCAACCACGGCAGTTGCCATGTTGTCTTCTCCAGACTTGAATGAGATGGTTACATCGTTCTTAATGATATCCCCCTCACCGATAGAACGTAGCCATGTGTATGCCTCGTCTCTCTTCTCATCTGGGATACGCGCATGAACGAACTGGCGAAGAGCAACCTTGTTGCCATCGACAGTCACAGAATCCATACCCATTTCCTGCATCAGGTTAGGGATGTCATCCTCGTTCACTTTTCTTTTCTTAAACTTTAAGTCCTTGAGATACTGCTCGGCTTGAGCAATCTCATCGTCAATCTTCTTTGACTCACGGATCAAATGAGACAGGCGGGAGCCTGTATCAGTAGTTACTTTGTCGAACTTATCGGCATCGACTTCCTCATCAAATAGCGAAAACACATCGCTCATCGTACACTCCTGTTACGTTAAAGTTTAACCCCTTCGGGTCAGGTGGAGAGTATAGACCCACTCCCCAGAGGTATGTCAAGCAGCTTTTTCTTTAGCGCTTTGTTTTACTATGTGCGCCAACTGCTTACTAACACTTCTGTCATTCTTCTCAGCCTGCTGGCGTATAATTTCATACACATCAACAGTGATAGCTATGGATTTCCATTTCTTCATGTCCATCAGTTGTTCCCTTATTACTAATGTGTTACGGTTTTTAAAATAGCCTATATATTATTTGATAGTCAAGTAATATATAGGTGAATAAACTTTTTTATCTGAAAGGCTTTTAAGTATGAGACCTGCTCATCAGATTCGTGACGGAAAAAGATCTGAACTTATAGCCGCCGCTTGGTTGGTGTCCCAAGACTGCTATGTCTACTCTCCTTTCATCGAGCAAGGCCCGATAGATTTGATTGCACTAGCTCCCAATGGGGAGCTTTTTTTGTTTGACGTAAAGACTGTAGGCCGCAGAAAGAATGGGTCTATAATCTCTCGAATGTTAAAGCCCAACCAGCTAAAGCTGGGCGTTCGCCTGTTATATGTAGACCTCGAAGAAAACATCTGTGCTTTGTATCCACACCAGCTATCACGCAATCCAAATAATAATGCCGCCAAGTATGCAGAACAACAGACATCTAATCGTCACTTTTCCGGGGGTCCAGTTCCAACCATTGACGAGCTTCTTCTCCAAGGGTCTTCGCGGACAAGTCGATCTTATCCCGAAGAGACTTCACTATATGAACATCAACTGTCCCCTTCGATACCAAATCCACATAGGTCACCGAATGCTTCTGGCCTATTCGATGCGCCCGATCCTCAGACTGAACCCTCGTCTCAAGATTAAAGTCATTGGCATAGTAGATTACATTGGTCGCCGCCGTTAGTGTTAGGCCATAGCCTGCTGTCTGTGGGTTAGCTACAAAAAACCTAGCATCCTCGAACTGAAATCTTCTGACCGCTGTCTGCCTGTCATCATCACTGGTGTCCCCATAATATGTGACCACGGAACTCGGACCATGAACCTTGGCTAACTCAGCCTCAATCTTCTTGATGTCATAGCGGAACCGTGACCAGATGATTACTTTGCCGGACATCTCCTGCACTGTGTCCAGAAGGGCATCGATACGCCGAGTCGGAAACTCTACTAGCTCACCATCATCTGTCATGATGTGACCACATAGTACCTGTTGCAGTCGAAGTAGTTGTGTCATCACGGCAGGGGCAGACACTAGCTGGCCTTCATCAAGCAAAGCAATCGCAGCACTCTTCAATGACTGATAGTATTTGTACTGCTCATCAGTAACTCCTACTTCTCTAATAGTGTAGACCTTATCAGGTAGGTCTAATGCATCTTCTTTTGTCACTCGATATGAAAAGTAGTTTAGCCTTGTTGATAGTTCGTCGAGGTTTCTGTACCCCACAATCTGCTGAAAGCTGTGCGAACCCATGCGCTGAGTGCGTGTGATAGCGTACCTCCCCTGGAAGGAGTAGTAGCTGTCGAAGCCAAGCAACTCCTTGTCCATGAATCCGCATTGCGCGTAGAGATCCATAGGCGATTTAGTAACGGGCGATCCGGTAAGGATACGCTTGTACGCGGCTGTTTGACCAAGTCCAACCAGAGCCTTAGTCCGCTTGGCCTTCGGGTTTTTAATAGTTGTGCTCTCATCAACTGCAAGTAGGTAAGCCGAACCTTGTGTAAATAGATCCAAGTATTTCTTAACCTTGGCTGTTGCGAACCCTTCAACATTGACCAGCAAGATGCGGAGCTTGTCACGCTGACTAACCCCTGCGGATAAGTGCTCCCGCTGATTCTTCTTTGGGTTTGGATTCCAAACATAGACCTCGTGTTCAATGTCCTCTGGAAGGTGAGTTGGTATTTCTGATACCTCCCAGTTGCGGTACACACCTTTGGGTGCAACAACAACAGCGGTGTCAATCTTCTTATTCTCATAGAGCCAAGTGATATTATCGATAAGAACCTTCGATTTTCCACACCCCATCTCCATAAAGTAGCCGTAATTTTTTTTATCATACGACTTCTGTAACGCAACCTCTTGGTGCGCGTATGGCTTTGTCTTGTATTTAAACATTTGCCCCTCATCTTAATCTTCGTCCATGTCTCCAGACATTAGTGAATACCTAGCAGTCTCCAGATAGTATAGTATCTCAGCGGCATCAGGCTGGGTAGTTATCATCTTGATAGTCCCATCCTCTGCCTCACCAACTATAACAACATCACTCAGTATCTTGCCTGCCACCTCGCAGACTGCCGGAACTGGGTCCACGGATAGTTTAAGTTTGTTGTTTAGATATACTACATTATCATCAGTCATTATTTAGATCCGCCGCTACCTTGTGTGCCCGTGCTCTCATGTCACGATAAGTTATAATTCTCTGCATTAGGTGGTCGGCCTCATCAAACATACCTGCTGACTCTAGCTCTACATGTTCTTCTTCAAGAACCCTAATCAGTCTGTTCATCCCGCCAAAATTCTCTGCCATGCTGACCTCACTTCATTTTCCTTTGCCTCGTCTACAGGCTCTGGATCCATTAGCCATTGTTCTATCACTTGCTCCACAATATTAACAGCCTCGGACCACTCCATCTTCTGGTCAGAATCGCAGATGTCTTTTACGTCAGGTATTAAATGTGTTTCATGCATGTCAGTCTCCTTATCTTCTACAGTACCAGCAAGAGAGATACCGTCAACTATTTGTAATTTACAGATACCGCACCTGACCATGCCATCAGCCATGTGTAGGTTAAGAACGGAATCACATCTAGGACAACGGCCTGCGTCCAACCGCTTTTGCATAGACCCGTCCCCCACATCAGTGTTTCGTGTTGCAGTCATAGTTGTAGTCCTCCTCTTCTTCTTCCTCTGGGTCCTCAACATCAGTCATAAGAACCTGCTTGTTAGCCATAATCATGGCTGATGCTATCAACTGAGTAGCAACAACCGAAGAGTCTCTGTTCGCAGAAACAGCCAGCCCACAACCTGCGGACACCAGTATATAAGCCGCGAAATCAGGGTCCAACTCCATCTTCTCAAAGGCTATCATCAACTCCTGTATCAGGACTTGTGCCTTTTCGCTTTTGCGCTCTGCTTCTGTATCCATAATTCAATCCTATAAATTCTTTTTCCTGTGCATCGATAGCTTCAACGTCACCAATACTATACCCAAGCCTAGTCATGACAGCAGTCTTAACGCGTGTCCTGTTCTCTGCTATTTCCTTCGCCTCTTCCTCATCGACAGCAACCACGTTCAATACCCGTGTATATTCTGCAATGATAGTTACTTCGTAGTTCGTCGCCTTTGACTTGTATGCAGTCGAAGTCTTTAGTTTAGTCATGCTCACCTCCGTTACCTCTACCCAATCCACCGAAATAGCTCGGCCTACGCTTGGCTGTTTCAAACACACCCAATGTTATAAATACCCCAGCAATCAACAGCGCGTGTATCGATGCGCTAATACCAAAAGCCGTGATGCTCCCAAGGTATAAAGAAAATATAATACACCACATCCAAGCCAATAACTGCATTACCAAATGCCTTGTATTGTTGTCCGGTATATGCTTCAACGGATTCTTATCGCTGTTCATCACCAGTTCCCATGTTCTTTTAAGCATAGTAACTATCCTCCCATTCATAATCAAAAATTTTGTCCAGATGTTCAATGATATCATCCGGTAGATACCGCAGTGGATCTTCATAGCCCAGTGATTCTGGGGCCCTGTCCGCAGCACCTCGGTCCTTGATCCTTTGAACTATCTCCGGCTTCCAATCATCCAAGATACCTTTGTTGTCCTTGTTAAACAGGATAGACTTCCCGTCCTTCAAGATGTCCAGTATCATGTAGTTATGACAGCCCCAGCTATCAGTCTCGCAGGTATAGCCAAGCTTTTCAATCTCGCCCTCAACCTCATGCGTACCGTTCCATGCATCTCCGTCCCCGAACCCGAACTTGTCGAACGCTTCGGGCCACTCCCATTCTATGTATACTCTAGGCATTATTAATTCTCCTCCGCCCATAAAATTGTGGTGTAAACTTTATAGTTTCTACCTTTGCCATTGAAATGCCAAGTTGCTCTAGCCTTGGCTATTGCCCTCCACTTAACACCTCTCACTGTTTTGGAAGAACCAACACGGTCCGCGTATGCACCTATGGTTCTTCTTTTTCTGGAGTGATGATAGCTATCCGACTCCAGCATGTACCCAATCGGTGGGCTCCACTCACCTCTGTTTGCAGGGATGTTTTCACAAAAATCTTTCACCACTGAAGCATGCTCCTCGATGTTCTTTGCTACAGAATACTCAGCCATTATCCATTTTCCCTTACATCCAGATTAAAGTTAAACCTTAACGTATCATTAGCATCAGCAAGCTCCTGCAACTCAAACGCGGTGACATATTTAATCCCGCCGTTCTCAGGATATAAAACCGTGTCCAACACACTGTCCAGCTTGTCATATAAATCCTTCACCGCCTGCCGCTGGTCAGCGGATAAGGCATTGAAAGTTTCCAGTCTAGCAAAAGCCTCGCGCTCACGCCGCTTCTCCCAATATACGATGCGCTCTTCTTGTGTCATGTTCTCAATATTTTTTGGTCTACCCATAACTATACTCCCATCTTCTTTTGTAATGCCCACAATCGGGCTCTAATTTTTGCAACTTCTGCCTGCCAGTTTTCATCTGGGTCATCAATCAGGCAGGCTAATTCTAAATCAACGCTGTCGAATGTAACGTCCTCCTCCTCCTCTTCTTCCTCACAATAAACAATATCGAACACCGGAGATAAGCTGTAGGTCCAATGCCCCACATCAACATGGTCCTCAATCATGTCCACAAACCTATTCCTCATCGGCTCACGGTACTCATTGTGCAAGAGTTTCATAACCCTCACCTTTGCAATCTCCTCATTAGGTGCCGAGATTACGAAGTTCTTATCGCAGAAAAAGCTTGCGTCTATTTTGATGTTGTATTCTTTTTCCATTTACCTACACCCTCCCTGATTTAATTGCCTTAGATATTAGCTTGTTCGACAGAGCATGACGCTCAACGCATTTTTTCCTGTCCTCAATACGTTGTCTTAAAACATCCATCTCTATGTCATGCGCCTTATCTGCAAGGATGTATGCTATCTCGTCTGCATACTCGTCCTGACATGTGCCAGTCTCGAAGCAGTTTTGCCAGTGCCGTAACGCCGCCGCGAATTTCTTGTTATCCATAAACCTGTTCCCCAAATAATCCGAATTGAATAATCATGTCAGCCTGCTCGGCATCGATGTCACATGTGCTGGGGTTGCCTATCTGCATCTTTAGTTCTGCAGGCAGTGCATTGATACCATCAACAACAACACTAAATGCAAGGGCCGAGATAGTCTCAGACTCACCATCGCCCCAGCCCTCATCACCATAGTGAACTATGATAGGAAAATCCCCGATGATATCCTGCCCCTGTTTCAAGTTGTTGCCGCCAGTATGGATGTAATCCATCCAATAATTACAGCCGCCCTCAAGAGCCGTGACCCATACGGCCTCGGCAATCTCCGCCCAGCTATCCCAGCTTGGCGTATACTCAATCTTTATTGTTGGTATCGGCATCTGCTTCCCTCCGTATAAAACCTGTTTGCTTGTCAAAATTTTCCCATGTAAATCGAGCCTGAGTTTTTGTATTTGGGTCTTTGCCCCAGCTTACAAACAAAACATTTACAACCTTGTCGGTCCTAGAAAAATCAACAAACTGTGCTTTATCTTTTGCCAGCACTGTCACAAACTCCCCTTTCAAAGACACTTCAGAACCAACCCTCGGAAGCTGATGACCCTTCGGGTTGTGATATCTCTTGTGCCTATACCCTTTCGGAGGAGTATAATTTTTATAATCTTTCGGCAAGTTTTCTGCGAAATGCTTCATGGCTTTCTCATGGCCCTTCAAAACTTTCTTAGGGGCCGTTGTTAAATCCTTAAAGGTCCATACATCAGACATCTGATTCCCTCCACTTAATTTCTATGCCCTGTTCCCTCGGACCATAGACCTGCTCTGTTATTGGATCCACACCACTTATCGAGTAGGCATTTACCTCAGATATATCCCTGCCCTGTAGCTTGTAGATGTCCCGAAGCTTGAAGATAAAATCCCCTACCTCATGCCACTCAAGGTCAATGGTTGAATGCCGCGTGAACCTTGTACCATCTCCGTGCAACTCGCCTTCTTCAATGGCCTCATCCATGATGGCAATCATTTCCTGTTTGAGCTTACCCATCTTCAAAGCCCCTCTTCATTACAGAGTGTGTCATCCTGCCAGTCTCTCTCCAGATTGTTTCCTCAAGCTCCTCATCATAATTACTTTCAAGAATCTCCACCTTGAGGTCCTCATCTTTTTGGCTGTAGCTCACATAATAATAATAATCACAGAAACTTTGCTCCTCCATTACAGAAGGCACCGAGTCATGATTAAACAAACCTATCAGCCTGCACTCACCACCGTTAGGGTTCTTGTTCGCCGCAACAAAAGCCGCCGCAAATTCATCAGCCTCAAACCTCGGCAACTGCCATGCATATTCTTTTGCCGCCTCAATATGAGATGCCGCACCTGATGGATAGTTATCATAGTGCTTGTAAACACCATATAAATCTTGAAAATCTTCATCATAGAAAAAATATACTGCTCTAGTTCCCATTGTTTCGCTCCATTTCTTTATATAATTTATCTAATTCTTTGGTGTGTGTTTCAATCTTCTGACGCTGTGCATCATACCACCGCCGCCGCATACTCTTATCAAGGGAGGGTGGCGGCGAGGCATCCAGTGCCATCTCTCGCCAATGCTCCACCTTCCTGATGCGCTCAGTAATAGATAGCTTTTCCATTAGCTTACTCTCCAACCCTCATCATCTAACAACACCAGCATATTATCCAAATATCTAGGCTCAATGACCAAGGACCGACCAAAGAACTGCCAGTCCGAACCAGCTTGAAACGCGGCCCGTGATTCTTCTTCCAACCACTCAGCCGCATGGTCATTCTGTGGCTGAACCAACCAGATTGAACCACTGTCGATGAACT